ATGCTTGTCATATCTATTATACCACATATGCCCGAATTTGGGATTCATTCCTAACAAATTACCATCATATAAATTTTGATTTACAATACTTGATAAGTGTTCTATTGTTTCTTCGGGAACATCTAACTTTTTACTAAAAGTCGTAGGCACACCAGAATCCCATGTGGGTTCTACTTCTACCTCTGGTAAATTAATTTTGTCAAGATCAACCTTATCTTCAAAGATAGGGATAGCAAAGATTTCTTTCTTCATCAGAATATGCCGTCAGTAATGACTACCTCCATCTTTTTACTTTTTTTCAATTGTTTTTTCATGTCATTGTGTAGTCTTTGTTGTGCTTGTTGTTGATGTAACTTGTTAGCACTTGGTAATCCTTGTTGCCCAGGCAATTCACCTTCTGTTGTTGCAGTTACATCTATGATATGTGGTGGTAGTGGTTTAGGTGCATCTATCCTTCTGTAGGTAAATTCTTCTCCTTCATGTAACTCAAGAGTTCTTATTGCATACTTTTCGTGACTACAATCACAGTATTTTTGTCCAAGTCCGTCATAACATGACCAATAAGGGTAGTGTATCATAAACCGTTCCAGTTAAAGTCCTCTAAAGATTCAGCCTGTGCAAGTTGGGTTCTTCCTTTCGCATTAGCATAACCTATTGCTTGTAAGTATCCCCAAGCCTGTCCCTCGTCAGTATCTCTTAGTTGTCGCAAGGTGACTGCTCCACTTATATAGTAGTTAATCAGGGGTGTATTTTGTGCAATTATGGCATTCATTTCTGACTCGGCAGTAGTGATGGCAGAGTCGTAAGTTCCACAATCGCTTGGAATAGTTCCAGAGGGAGGTGTTCCTGTATATCCTATGGCAGCACCTGTAGTAGAACCTACACTTACTATTACTCTTTGTCCTAAAGATGCTGATGTGGTGACTACCTCTCCATCACCACCTCTAACTCTAATCGTAGGCCACTGTAAATCACCAATATAATATTCAACTCTACCAGCACCAACGGCGGGTTCTGGTTCAGATGTTATCTCACTCCACTGAGGATTAATTTTTGGATCACCATTATTGATGAGTTCTAATCTATGTCCTTTACCAACATTAGCACCCTCTGCTATACCTATCTCTACTGGGTCTATTGGATTCTTAGATGATTCAAATTCTATATCATCTATATCGCCAGGCCTAATAACTAAGAATGAACTACTCAATCCTGTTGCAACTGGAGGATCACTCAATGCTGCAAAGTTATATGCCGATATCACTCCAACATGAAAGTTTCTACCTACAGTTGCAGCAATACCTGATGAAACTGGATTACTCAAAGTAGCAAAGTCAAAGACTACCTCTATTGCAGTTGTGATACCATTTGCCTGTACATAACTGGTAATACCCACAGCAGTTCCAAATCCTGTGATAGTTGTGCCTGTTGGTATGATTCCAGCACTGGTCTTATTTGCATTGTCGTATATCTCATCTCCTATATTGAAATCAGTGATAAATCCTACCCTCTGATCTCCATATATCTTATTGTCTGCAGCAGTACAGAATCCACTGACTGCATAGTTTTGTGCTGCATAGTTTGTAGTTCCTACTCCTGTGATTGAGGGTGCAGTCTGAAATATAATAGGGTTATCTAAAGAGTCTTTGACCAAATCTCCTACCTTGAGACTCGTAGAAGTCGTTACAGTATTGAGTCCTACTATCTCTGCGGCATTATCATCCAGTATAATCAAGGCACCACTACCAGCATTTGCATCAGCAGTATTAATTTTTAGAACAACGTTAGCACCATAGTCCCTGTTCTTAGGGTGTCTATAAAACTTTGCTCCGTAATATCCTAAGAATTGAAACGTGTTTGGGTCTTTCTGTACTTCATATATTATTACTTCTTGATCATTATTATTGTAAAGTTTTAAAGATTTTGTTTCTATCTGTACCCACTTCATATCACTTCTACAACCATGAGATATTCTATTCAAATATGCAGTTTGAACTGCTTTAATCTTCTCATTAATAGGTGCAACTAAAGGAGGAACCTTTTCATCCAGTTTGATTATGAGTTCATCGTACTCGTCAATGATGGCATCAACAACCGCCAGTGACTCATTGATAGATGCCGCACTTTGTTTCTGTCTATCTCTGTCTGCTCTTAATCTCTTTGCAATGTTAAATGCATCAGCGGCCATTATTCAATACCTCCTAACTGAACGAAATCCTCGCCTGGATAGTCCTTCATACTTTCTCCCTCGTATTCTGTAATCAATGGCTTGAGATCCTTTCTCTCAGCATGAACTATGTAACTACAACGTATTGTGTGTACATTGAAACCATGTGGATTGACCAATATACTTGTTTTATCTTTCATTCTAGCAATAGCATAACATAAATTTTGATGAGATCCAATGGGTGTTAAGTGAACTGTAATAGTTCTATCGTCTACAAGGTCTTTCCAGTAGTCAGGAAGTTCTATCTCATTAGTTCCTTGTAACTCTCCTCTTACATATACACCTATCTCTGGGCCTTCTAAGGATACATGTCTCAATCTCCACCCATCTTTACTTGGGTGTTTGATATCAAATGGTTTAGCAGGCAAGGCTCTGGCAGTCGCCAGTTGTCCATTCAACCAACCACACTTAATTACACCACCCACAGTGAGTGTTCCACCAACCTTACATTGTCCTGCTATGTCTACATTTTTATTGAACTGACAATCATCATTTCCAACATTCAAGGCATGTTTAGTACTGGTATCAAATGTCTCCTCTATAGCATATCTTTTAGTAGGAGCAAATGTAGTTCTTTGACTATAATAAAAATTCTCACTATAAAATTCTGATGTTCCTGATCTAAACAGAGAGAACCCATCAACCTGTAGTGCTAGTTGTTGTCCTTTGAGTTTAGATGCAAACTCGTGATCCAATTCTTGTTTCTTACCCTCGTTACATTCAAACTCAGGAGGGCCAATCATGACACTTGCCTGTGCAATACCTATGTTAGGAGTATTGTTAAAATAAGATGGGCCACTAACAGACAGTGTGCCTGGAATATACTCCCAATGAGGAGATCTATCCTCCAAGAATGACATATCTTTCGTGCCAACTTGGAGTTGATCTGTTACGCTATGAAACGATACTTGAAAGCCCATTATCTAAAAATTCTTAAAAAACTCTAAAATTTTATTATTTAAAACTGTCATTATACCAGCAGCATATTTGGCTCTTTTCCTTGTGTCCATAGTGTCTATGTTGCAAGCAGTGGCACCAGCCATATCAACAAACTGTCCACACATTGTCAATTGATGTCTCGCCAAAACATTTACGTTGGTAGCTTTAATACTTAAGACAGCTGAATCGAAGTTAATCTTATCAGGAGTTGAGAATTTTATTTCCTCAGTTGCCTTCAAATGAATGTTGGCCGCCTCTAGTTCTATGTCTCCATTTTTAGCTTCAATCTTGATGTTCCCATTTTTGGCCAGAATAATTTTTGACATATCTTTGTCTGAATTATCCTCTCCGACATACTCATAAGAACAATTATTTACAACCAACTTGTGTTGTCCGTTCTTATACCATGCCATACCCTGTAGATTGTCTGTTGTTACAGAGTAATCTACATATTCTCCTTTTAAATCTCCATCAGGAATCTTTATACCAGAAGCAACTCTAAAGTTAGGATAGTTACCATAGTATTCTTGGGTTTTAGGTTCTTGTTGATCTAAATTACGGAGGTGAGCCGCTCTAGCAGCTGCACCATCACCAAAAAAACTGTCAGTCATTAGTATCCACCCCCACTTGTTCCGCTAGACCCACCAGTATTAGTGTTGTTATTAGTAGGAGGAGTATAAGGTTGTTGAGTTGACGGCTGTGATGGTTGAGTCGTTTGCTGAGTTGTAGTTGTATCACTTGTGTTAGATTGACTCGTTGTAGTGGTGTCGGAAACATTTGTCTGAGGGGTTGATGGTGTAGTAGTGGTTGACTCTGTGTAAGTCACTGGAGCAGATTGACCTAGACTTTCTTCTTTCGTATTGTATATTGTATTATGTGGTGTGGATACATGTGTTGCACCAACCATCTTACGTCCTGTTGTGGGGTGAACATGGAAATCGCCATAGTAGGGATTACCATTTACCCAACCAACTTGTGTCTTAGGTAAACTATAAACACAGTCTACCACATTTACTACAAGAGTTCCAGCACTAGGTCTTTCACCTATATCTGAAACGAAGTCTGGACTGTATGTAACAACTGGAAGGAGTTTCGCTCCTAATCCTGTTTTTGTATTTATTGTCACTGGAGGAATTACAGCATGTTTATCTTTGCAGTTTATATTTCTAATACCAACTATAGATCCAGCAGGGGTTAACAAGAAATCAAAAGTACACTGTCCCACTTGACCTGTATCTCCAGAAGTATATCCAATTCCAGGCTTCTGTGGTACTAGATTAGTTACAATACCAACTGCCTGTGTACCAATTCCAGATACTCCTCTCGTTGTAAAGTTATAAGTGTCTGTTCTTGCCATACCAGCAAATTTATTATCATTTAAGTCTTTGAATGATCCCTCTGTCATAGAGATAAAGTACTCAGTATTTGACTTAAAATCTATGCTTGGATCTATCTTTATAATTCTATCTGATAAGAATGATATTCTATTGTTGTCTGTTACAGGAATAGTTTCATGCACGGAATTACTGGTAGTCTCTGTAATAGTAATACTACCAACACCCTTAACTATTGGTTCATTAAATGTAACTGACAAAGATGCACTTGTTTGAACTCCTACAGCGTCATCAGCAGGGGTGGTAAATGTTATGAATGGTGCGATAGTATCTAAGTTAGTTCCGTCACTTCCAACACCAACTGTTATACCTATGCCAGGCCCTTCTGTAACAGGATACTTGGGTGGAACTACATTAGTTGATGGGCAATATCCCTCTCCAGGCGTTAACATATACACATCAACAACAGATCCATCTTCGTCTATCACTGTCTTTGCCTTCGCACCTCCACCATTATTAGTTTTGTCAATGATAGAAACAACTGGTGGAGTGGTATATCCAAATCCTTTTTCTATTATCTGTAATGTCAATATACTTCCGTCAACAGATGATACTATAGGAATCATTGCAGCAGTTTTAGTTCCATCACCATATACTTCTACTTTGGGTGGGATACAATCTGGCCATACAAAACCTGGCGGCACACTGTCTGAAAGATCGTCTTGATTCTTTGGATTATTTGTTGTATCATTACAATTTGCCAATGCTGGTAAATTGCCATTAATTAAACTCAATACTGAGAATTTTTGTCTGATTCCAAGTTGGTCTGTAGAGAAATCACCAATTCCCTCTAGATCAATGCTTGACAATAAATTAGAATTATCTATTATGGATTCAAATGATAACTTTGGTTTCTTTCTTAATCCACCTTTTTGTGACCAATCTTCATACTCTTTACATTGTAAAGAATCACACTCTAGGAAAGACATCAGTGAGTCTGTGAAACTTGTTACTTTATCTAATAAACTACCTATACCTCCTAAAGATCCTGTTAACCAATCCAATCCTTGTGTAATTGGTGCTAATCCAGCCTTGATAGCATCATTGATTCCAGCCATCAATACCCCTACGGCCTGTTCTATGGCACAAATAGCTCCATTCAATGCACCATTCCTAATCAAGTCTTTAAATAAATCTTTAACTGTGTCTTTAAGATCGAACCCTATCTTTTCAAATACACAAAATATCACATCCGTAATTCTCTTGAATGCCGATACTACTGGTGTCTTTTGAGCCTCTTGAACTTCTACTCCTATAAAATCCCTATATCTCTTAGAAAGGTATGCAGTTATCTTATCTCTAAGAGTAACAACAATCTTTCTCATTGCTCCAGTGGCAAGTTTTGAGGCTCTATTAATCTCCTTGTCTATGTCTACAAGAAGATTTCTTGATGTGTCTACCCATTCATCTGCATACTGGGTAAGACTGTTGACTGTTTTTAGAAAACTACCTATTGTATGTGTGACTTCACTAAGAGCATCATTACCTTTATCACAAGCGTTAGACATGGTAACAGTCTCAGCTGCACCCCTGTTAGAGAAAGCACCTTCAACTTGAACTGCCTTACTTGACCCTTCTAAATCTTTTGCTGAAACTTTCTTACCAGATGGAGTATCTTTATCTTTTAATTTACCAACTTGATTGTCTGCATTTTCTTTTGGTGTATTACCTCCCTCCTTATCTTCCTGTAAGGGTAGACTTGTAGGGCCACTTACCCCTGCCTCTCTACCACTAAGAACACCAAAAACATTCTCACTACCAGTATCATCTTCTAATGGTGGGGTATTTTTTGGCCCTAGTGAGTTGATAGTTCTTGCTAATGCACCAAATATAACTGGTTGTTGTCCTTCTTCTCCATCTAAAAA